CTACATCGTCGAGAACCTCGAGGAACGTATCAATCTTGCCAAGGTTGATGTCGAGCTCGTCACGGATGGCCTTGATAACCGGGATGGTAATCTTGACCTTAACTTCTAAGCCTTTATTGGTTGTGAACTTTGCCATCGTCTACTCCTATGCGCTTTCAGTGTTGACGTACCACTCAAGGTCGCCGGCTGAGACCACGGAGAACTGAGCTTTCTGGATGTCACGAATAGGTTCGGACTTGGTGAAGCTCGGGAAGAAGTTGCCAACGAGGCCCTGGACTTTAGCACCAACGACGCCAGTGTTGGCATCTTTCGGGTAGTCCAAGAATGCGAGAGCAACGGGGGTGCCGTTAATCGAGGAGTCGATTAGGTGTTGGAGAGCGCCGGGGTCAGCGGAGTTCGTGTCCCACGCGCATTCAAAGGTTACGTCGCCCGACAAGAGAACGGGCTTCTGAGCGGAGAAGCCACCAGCAGCGGCCTTCCGAGTAGTGATGTCGGCGTATTCAGGTGTGGTCGCGTAGTTTACATCGAACTGATCGGACCATACTTTCGTGGTGGCAAGACCGAGCCATGCTTCTGCATCGAGCACGCCACCTTGACCATCCGAGTCACCAATCATTTCGCCTGCTGTATTCCAGTAAGCTGCTGCCTTACGGCCGATAGGATAAGTGTCAACTGCCATTATATTGTTTCCTATTTTAGGGGTACATTTGCAACGAGCGAGAGGAAGCGTGGGATAGCCTTATCGAAGGCTGGGGCCATGTACGGTCTAGGTTGTACATAGGCTTTCCTAGCTTTACCTCTGGCTTTCCTAAAGGTAAAGTGTCCACCTACTTCTAACATCTCTGCACCAGAGGCTGCGTGCGGGATTACCGTACGCTCTGCTCGCTTGAACTTTCGTGGGCCGATGATGACTGACCCTCGACGTTCATTAACGTCGAAAAGGAAGTTACCCTTCAGGCCGGGCTTCACGTGCCACTTAGGAGGCGAGTGTGGCTTTGAGATGTGTGCCCGTCCACCAGACTTGCCGGCTTTCCGGATGAGCCGGTCAGCTGTGCGCATGGTGTAGGCACCGATTCCATAGAGGACCTTTTTCTTTTTGCGATTTGTAGCTTTAATAATTTTGTCCCAGTGGACGCCCTTCGTATCAAGCGAGATGTTAATACCACCTGCGCCGCCGAGGGTCTTCCACTGCTTTAGACTACCCTGGTGTTCCTTCATAATAAGTCACCTGTATTACTGCTTCGAATGTGAACCGAGAGGTCTGTGTATCTGGGTCCAGGAGCTCCCTGGACGTGCTGTCGGACTCAAACTGCTCAAAGACGAATGTTCCCAAAGCCTTATTGTTCAGGGTGTTCTCGATGCCTTCTGTGATCCCGTACAAGCCATCGACCTGGGCGAGCTCATCAGATTCATCTAGGAACCTGAACAAATGAATAAAGACTGTGACCTCGCGGGAGGACCAGTCTCTTGTTTGGGCAGTAACGGAGGTTGTTCCAGGGTACACAAAGCAGTAGTTCTTGACGTCCGCCGAGAGATCGATATTGCTCGCACCTGACTTGCGCTCGACATGAAGATCGAGACCAGACGTGGCAAGCTCCTGGGCGACCAGGTTAGTTATCTGCACGGCTTTAGCTGTCATTGTTTACTCGCTTTGCATAGATTTTATAGGCGTCTTCATAGTTGCCTTGGGGTGTAACTACGTCGAGACCGGCTTCAGACATTACGACAAAGAACTCGCTATCCACTTGCTGGCCATGCCCGTTGTAGATTGGCAACTCAATTCGGTCGCCACGTTGAGGTACAAAGGGAAGGTTCGCTTTCGTCACCTTGAAGGCTCGCTCAGTGAAGTAGGTCGTGAGGCCATCGAGTGAGACTGACTCACCCGAGGCCATATCCAGGCGGGCTGGGCATTGCACCGTCACACCGTCCTGGGTATAGCCGATAGTGATAGCAGCTGCCGAGTCCTGCACACTATGCAAGACTCGGACTGCTTTCTGAATCCAGTTCAGCGCCATTAGCTGACGACGTCTTCGTTCGTGCTCAGCTGATCGGTGATAATCACAGGCAGACCGAATACTTCCGTCGGGAATGGAGCGGGTTGACCAGTTGGGTTCGTAGCCGTTCGGCTTTGACGCAACTGACGCTGCAGCGGTCGGTTCATGACAACCATGTTCGGTTGACGATCCGCGGGGAATGCTGCCAGAGCTTCGGCAATCAGGTCGTCATCAACGACGTTGCCAGTGCTGTCGATGTTAGCGATACGAGCAACGCTGTACTTGGAAGCGTGCTGGTAGGCGTACCACGACGAGATGTTCTGGAAGTATGCACCGTAGAAACCAGTCGAACCAGCAACTCGCTGGAGAACGGCGGGGTCCATGGTGATGTTACCATCGTTACCAGTAACGATAGCAGCGGTCGTGAGGGGGTCAGTCGATCGGATCAAGAGGACGGAGGAAAGGTTTTCCGTTCCACCACCATCGAAGACCATCTCGTTGCTCAAAGCACCGACGTGCTGGTAGATGCCAGCGAAGCCGTTAGCGTTGAGGTTTGTACCGTAGATCAACTGCTGCTCAAGCGTTTGGAAAGCGCTTCGCATGTGTCGGCTAGCTTCACGTTGCAAGAGAGCTTCGGGACCACCACGGTATCCACGAGCAACCTGAACGTCCATCGAGAAGGATGCGTCCAGAATCTTGCAGGTGATGTCGACGGTCGTATCCGAGCTTGCATCGAAGTCACGTCCATCGTTCACACCACGGAAACCGACTGTCGGAGGACTGTCGTAGCGGAGGAAGGAGTGGTTCGTTCCGTTCGAGGCTTGGATAGCAGCCATGGCGCGGACGAGAGGAGCGTCTTGCAACAATTCGTTGACCACGCCACCGCTCAGGTTTTCGTTATTGATAGTGATAAGTTCGCTAAGACCCATTGGGGTAGATGCCATTGTTTATATTCCTTAAATCGTTTGTTACTTGGAGAAAGATACGGGAATGCCAGTGAGGACGGAAGGAGTCTCGGTCGACGAGAATCCGACGGGTGCTTCTTCACCAGCTTCGGCGATCACAGCCACACGACTGCGAAGCTCTTCGTTTTCCTTGCGGAGTCGAGCGATCTCGAGGCCTTTGGCTTCTTCGAGACTAACGCCTTTTGCAAAGTATACAGCGCCTTCGGTCTCACCGAAGAGGTCCATAAATGCTTGACCAGGTGCAACTGACAACTCGGCAACTTCTTCAACTTCTTCAACAACTGCTTCAGCTTCTTCAGCTTCAACGGCAGGTGCTTCATCAACTACAGGAGCTTCAGCTTCAACGGCCGTCTCTTCAACGACTTCAGCTTCGGGAGCTTCCAATTCAACAGCGTCAACGGCCGTCTCTTCGACGACTTCAGCTTTAAGTTCTTCGCTCATGTCTTCTTCTGCCTTGTTTAGATAGGTAACGGAAATGTTTGCCTCTTCGCTAAACTGCGTGGAGGTGCTACTGTCGTAGCCATAGGGAGTGATAGCCACACCACGTAGCTGCCACTTACGGACGACTGTCATAGGACCTTCGAACTCGTGTCCATTAACTTCGACAGTCTCACCAGCCTTCACGGATTCGAGTTCCATGTCGCCGGCAAAATTAATTGACGCTTCCCAAGGTACACCCATCTCAGCCTTAGCCAAGATCTCGGTAGCTCGATCAGAGTCTTTATAAGGTGTGAGGAAGCCTCGAATCTCAAGGTCTCCTTCGTCGTTCATCTTAATCTTGTTCCCAAACCCGACGATCTCATTCACATCGTGATTGAAGTCAATCGGCACTCGGGACTTGAACTGTGCTCCAGCGTTGTCATGCACGATCGGTCCCCAGAAGTGATGGTTGATCGGTTGTCCCGATCGAGCCACCATGGCGAACGGTGCAGTCTTCGCCGTATCGCTTGAGCGTTCACTGAGTTGAAGCTCAGCGCTCATCAAGCAATCCTTAGGTCGAATGCTACTCATTAACCTTTTCCTCTTCTTCGTTAGTGGTTTCATCATCGGCGGAAGCATCTTCTACTTCGTCTTCTGGTTCGTCAGCTTTGTCATCGGACTCTTCTTCCTTCTCTTCGTCCTCAGGCATTGCAGTTCCAGGAGCAGCCGTAGCTGGTGCCAGTGGTCGTCCAGTCTCTTCGAGAGCGAACTTTTCCCACTTGCCGTTGATCTTGATATTGTCTTCAATCCAGGTTCCGTTCATCAGGGTGACGTTCTCGTAGTTATCGAAACCGGCTTGGATAGATGCGATGTTGCCTGCAGCTTCTTTCTGGGGATCCCACCAAGGCATGCCTCGATGAACCCAGCGCCACGATACATCTTCCCATGTCATCCCTGCAGGGAGTTCGATCTCACCGTTTGCCAGGGCCATGCCTAGGCGCCACTCAGTGATTTCGTCGAGTCCTTCAGTCAGGTCTGCGATCTTGGACTGGCAGCTACGTAGGTAATGCAGCAAGGCCGCTCGTGAACCGAAGAAGTTTGTGACGTCCTCCGCGAGGAAGGAGTCAGGTAAGTCCAAAGACTTTAGAGCAATCCGCAGACAGAACTTGAGGTAGTCAACTGTCTGAGTCGCCGGTGTAGCGGACTCGATGAACTTGGCATCGTGACCTTCGTCGAGGTCGAGGAGCTGAGGTCCGGATCCGAAATCGAATTCGTACCCTGCGTCGGCCATGCCATCTTCATCCGAATCTACCGTTGCGAGGGGTCCACCATACTGGTCCTC